TACTACCCAGACTTAACAACAATCAATGATATCGGAAAGGACCTTGACGCACTAGAGCAAACAGTCTGGGACCTGGAAGAAGGACATCACGACAAAGGAGAACCAAAGTGATTATCAATAGCAACATCAAGTACACCACCCGCCGCCGCTTGCCAGTGCGCATCTTGTGTCATAACCGTAACCACCCCATGCCCATCGTAGGGCTTGTAACGCAGCCAGACGGCACAGAGCTTGCTAGAGCCTGGTACCCTGACGGTAAAGCTAAAGAGGGCGTTAAGCGGTCTTCTGAGGACCTCCTAGAGGTACTTCCCTGGGACCAGGGTGGCAAGTACAAGACACGGAACGGTGCTATCGCTAAACTGTTCGAGATTGATCGTGAAGGTGGTCGTATCTATGGTCGATTGGCCTTTGGTAAAACTTCCCTAAGCTGGACCCTTGACGGTACCTCTATTCAGTCCAAAGCCTACAACCTAACAACAGAAAAAGTTTAGGGTCTGTTACAATTTGTGATGATGCACAGGGTCTTGACAAGGGGCTCTGTGTTTCCTACCTACTCATTATAACCTTAGGTATTCCTTAAGGATTCCTTTAGTATTTTAATCCTTATGATATTAATACTAAGGCTTAGCTAAAGGAATCCTATAGAACCCTAAGGAATCCATATGCCCATCATAATTGGTTTGTTGTTAACATGACTGAAGTCTCCCATCAAAGGTGTCCTCATCCAGACTGTGATTCTAGTGATGCCTTTGCCTACAACACGAAGCTCAAGACTGGCAAGTGTCACTCTTGTAGCAACCACTACCCAGCTAAGGGTGTAAAATACGAGCAGTGGGCCTATGAAGCCTACCCCCTATCATTCATGCCAGGAGAGAGAACTATGGCCTCACCAGTGCCAATTCGTAGTGTAGTTAGTCCAGAGGAAGGGCGCTATGTTGACATGAGGGGCATCTCTAAGAACGTCATGGAGTTCTATGATGTTAAGACTGTCTTGGACAGCAATGGGGCCCCCTCTAGTCAGACCTACGTGTACCCATCTGGTGGCATTAAGACACGCTACTGGCCTAAGAGCTTCTCTACATCAGGTAAGATGGATGAGTTGTTTGGCATGAACCTATGGTCCTCTGGGGCTTCTAAGAAGGTTACTGTTGTTGAGGGTGAGCTTGATGCCCTTAGTGCCTACCAGATGCTCTACAACCCCTCCTACACTAACCCTGTTGTTAGCTTCCCCTCTGGGACCCCCTCTAAGAGCTTGTGGGAGAAGTGCACACCTTGGTTGGACGGCTTTGATCAGATCATTGTAAGTGTTGATGGTGATGAGACTGGGGATGCCCTAGCTAAAAAGATTCACCAAATCTTCCCTAACAAGACCTACCGCCTGGATCATAGTAAGTTCAAGGATGCCAATGAGTTCCTTCAGGCAGGCGCTAAGAAGGAGTATCAGTCTGCTTGGTGGAATGCCCCTAAGTACACCCCAGATAACGTCCTAAACAGCTCTGGGCAGTTCCTAGACCTATTCCGTAACTCTCCTGTCCACCAGTACATCCCTACTGGTATTCAAGCATTGGATGACAAGATCATGGGTCTTATGCAGGGTCACTTCACGGTTATCAAGGCCCCCACGGGTGCTGGTAAGACGGAAGTGATGCGACTGTTAGAGTACCGGATGTTCCAAGACAAGGTACCCTTCGCTGCCTGGCACCTTGAGGAGACTAAGCTGAGGACTCTCTTGGGCTTGGTGTCCTACCACTTGAATCAGAATGTCACCCGTAAGGACCTGATTGAGGAGCTTGGTGTTGAGGACATTGTAGAGGAAGCTATTGGCGATCTTACGTCTGATGAGAAGATTTACCAGTTCTACCTACAGGACCACCAAGGGGCTGATGATCTTATCGACATGATCCGGTTCTTTGCTTCTGCCTGTGAGGTACGCTATGTGTTCTTTGAGCCCATCCAGGACGTAATCTCTGGTACTGAGGACTCTAAGGAGGCTGCTCTTGCTGACCTGTCTGTACGCCTCTCTAAGCTTGCTGCGGAGCTTAACGTAGGGATTGTGACAATTGCGCACACCAACGACCATGGCGAAACTAAGTATTGCAAGATGATTGGTCAACGTGCTAGTGTCATTCTAGATATTCACCGGGACAAGGAATCAGATGACCCCCTGGAGCGGAACACAACTTATATCACCGTAGAGAAGAATAGGCCTTGCGCTGAGGTAGGTTCTGCTGGTAAGCTACGGTTCAACAGCGACAGCTTTACACTGAAGGAGATTATGTGATGCTATCTTGGAAACTCATTAAGGCCCTAGAGGAAGACGGGATTAAGGTGAAAGACAAGTACATGGATGATGGACAGTATTATGCCTTTGTCAACGGCCAATGGGTCAATCACACACCGATGGGGCCAGTAGAGATGGATAACCATGAGCTTGCCTACCTACTGCTATACCCAGAGACTTTTACTATCGTTGAAGGAGACGAATAATGTTTGCAGTGTTTCTAGTTATCACAGCAGCAATCATTGGTGGGGAGCTTGGTGAAAACCGCCTGTTCTTGCCAATGCCTAGTATGGAGGTCTGTGAGTTCATCGCTCAGCAGGCACAAGTGGAAGAGGATTCCAAGATGGTCTATGGTACCGCTTGCGTAAACTCAGAAGAGATCACAGCTATGTTGGAGACAGAACAATGAGCAACATCCGAGACGTAATCGAAGACAGTGTAATCCCTAACCTTGCTAAAGTCTTCTCCCGTGTCTATGCTGATGCAGAGTTGGCTATGGTCAATGATGAGAACTCTGAGGTTGACCACAGCTTCCTTATTGAGACTCTGGCCCGCAGTGTCCATGTGGCTCTTAGTGCTCAGCAGCAGTTCACAGCCGTTGATCTTAGCGCACTATTCCACTTGAAGTTCGCTGACATGTGTGGCTTTAAGGTTCGAGACTAACAACAAGTGCCTGTAGCTCAGTGGATAGAGCAATCGCCTCCTAAGCGATAGGTCCCCAGTTCGAGTCTGGGCAGGCACACCAAACACTGAAGGAAATAAGATAGGGATTGTGAGATGAGTGACTTAAAGTACCTAAGCGATGAAGGTCTAATAGAGGAGTTGAGAAGGAACACCGATGAATATGTGAGGCTTAGGAAGCGCGTAAAACAGCTAGAGGTCCGGGCTACCAGGATCAAAAATTCGATTGTGGCACGGAAAATCTACGAAGATGCAGCGAAACCAAAATGACCGTAATCAACCTAATCTGGCTGGTTGTTAACCTGGGCCTACTCTGGGCATCTGTTGCATCCTTCAAGGGTGTTAGGGACAGTAACCTCAGCTACCTTGCGACCGTGTTTATGCTGCTACTAATCAACTCAATCATCTTACTAGGGAACATATTTGGATGAGTGCGCAAAAGGAAGGTTGTCACCACAGCTACGTTAAGGCCACCTCCTGCCATGGTGGCTATTGGTCCTTCAGTTGGCTGTGCAAGGAGTGCGGCCATAACTTCCCTAGGGAGCCTGACAGTGAACGTAAGTATATCCTAAAACCCACAACACCTAAGCCTCCTAAGGCTAAGCCAAAGCTGTCTGTTGATAGTGTAGAGGGTAACGTGATACAACTAAGTTTTGACAAGGAGCCAACGTAATGGGTAAACGTAGTAACTTTGAGAGGTTCGATAGGGACTTCTACCCCACCCCTAAGGAGGCAGTTGTCCCCCTGGTTAAACACCTTCCCACAGAAGCCTTTACCTATGAGGAGCCCTGTGCTGGAGCTGGAGACCTTGTTAACGCACTGCTAGAGCTTGCTCCGCAGGCAATCTTAAACGAGCTCTATGATATACAACCCCGTCATATCAGTGTTGTACCTGGGGATGCCCTAACAATCAAAGCCAAGGTTACGACAGACTTCTACATCACGAACCCACCCTGGGACCGTAAGCTGTTGCATCCGATCATTGCGAACCTATCAAAGCAAAGACCCACTTGGTTGTTGTTTGATGCCAACTGGATGTTCACCAAGCAAGCAGCCCCCTATCTTATCTTTTGTCACAAGGTTGTAACCATAGGCAGGGTAAAGTGGATCAAAGACTCAAAGCATACTGGTAAGGATGATTCCTGCTGGTATTTGTTCGACAACACCCCAGCCCCCACACAATTCTTTGGAAGACAGACGTAATGTACGTGTTTGATATCGAGGCTGATAATCTCCTGGAAGATGCCACTAAGATTCATGTGCTGTCCTATTGGAAGGTTGGTACAGACTCCATTAGCTCCACTTTCGACTATAACGACATGAGAGAGTTCTTTGCTAATGCTGGGACTGTCATTGGCCATAACATCGTAGGGTATGACTTGCCTTTGGTTCGTAAGCTCCTAGGCATTGACACAAGCCACCTAGAGGTCTTCGATACTCTGCCTATCTCTTGGTACCTATATCCTGAGAGAGCCCGCCATGGCCTAGAGACTTGGGGAGAGACTTTTGGTGTCCCTAAGCCTAAGATTGCTGACTGGAACAACCTAAGCCCTGAAGAGTACCAGCACCGCTGTGAAGAGGACGTTAAGATCAACCGCAGACTTTGGTCTAAGGCTTATGTGGACCTTAAGAACCTCTATGGCTCTGAAGAGGACATTCACAGGTTCCTACGGTACCTAACCTTCAAGATGCAGTGCGCTAGTGACCAAGAGACCCTTAAGTGGAAGCTTGATGTCCCTAAGGCTCAGGGGCTGTTTGAGAAGTGGTCTCAGGAGCTAGAGGACAAGAAGGTAGCCCTTGCTAAGGCTATGCCTAAGGTCCCTGTGATCAAGGAGTATGCCCGGCCTAAGGTGATGTACAAGAAGGATGGTAGCCTAAGTGCTCATGGCCAGCGATGGTTCTCCCTGCTTAAAGAGCACCGCCAACCAGAAACTACCGTCAAACCAGTTAAGGTTGTTGTTGACCATGAAGATGGTAACCCTGGGTCTCCTCAGCAGGTTAAGGATTGGTTACGATCCCTTGGGTGGAAACCTAAGACCTTCAAGTTCGTTAAGGATGACGATGGTAGTGAACGACAGATAGAGCAGGTTCGTAGGGATGGCCAATTGTGCTTCTCTGTTACTGATCTAATTGATGATAATCCTGATGTAGCTATCCTGGATGGTTACACTGTCCTTCAGCATCGTCTTGGCATTATCAAGAGCTTCCTTAAGCACGAACGGGATGGCTACTTGGTGGCCTCTGTAGGCGGTCTTACGAACACCCTACGGTTCAAGCACAGGGAGCCCCTAGTCAACCTACCAGGTGTCACTGCTCCTTATGGCTCTGATATCCGTGGGTGCCTTACCTGCCCTGAGGGTTACACCTTGTGTGGTTCTGATATGGTATCCCTAGAGGACACGACTAAGCGCCACTACATGCAACCACATGACCCCGAGTACGTTGAGGAGATGTGTAAGCCAGGGTTTGACCCTCACTTGGACCTTGCTAAGCATGCTGGTGATGTAACCCAGGAGGAGATTGATCAGTATAACGCTGGAACCCTACCAAGCCTAAAGGCTGTTCGTAAGAGGTACAAGGTGGTCAACTACAGCAGCACCTATGGTATCGGTAAGGCTAAGTTGGCTAGGGAGCTTGGCATTCTTCAGGTGGAAGCACAGGCCCTCTTAGATGGCTTCTGGTCCCGTAATGAGGCTATCACCAAGGCTGTCAATGAGCTGACCGTTCGTACCCTTGGGGACAAGATGTGGCTTAAGAACCCTGTGTCTGGCTTCTGGTACTCCCTTAGGTCTGAGCGCGATAAGTTCTCCACCCTAAATCAAGGTACTGGAGTCTACTGCTTCGACACTTGGGTTGGCTACTGCAAGGCTGCTGGTGTCAACATCGTTGGTCAGTTCCATGATGAGATCATTGCTTTGGTTCCTCTGGGTCAAGAGCAGGACACCCAGGCTATCCTGAAGGATGCCATAGCAAAGGCTAACAACAAACTAAACCTTAACATCAACCTGGACGTAGACGTTCAATTTGGAGATACGTATGCCGAGATTCACTAAGCGCCTTATAGACTTCCTGACAGTGATCCTAGCCTTGGCTGTCATTGTGTTCATGGTGGGAGTGTTCCTGCTTGCAGTCGTTGTATGGCCCATTGCCACCTTTCTTGTTGTTGGAACCTTAGTGGCTCTGGGGTTCCTAGTGTCCCTCTTTGATGAATCCGACATTGACCTATAGAGAATCCAAAAAATTCTCTAGTGCACCCCTTGACATTCCTTGTGTCAATACCTAATTAACCTTTTACCTAATTTGAAGGAGATACTCATGGGTAAGAAGATTCTCGTAGATTGCGAACTTGAGTGGGCCAAAGTGTTCCCTGGTAACATCGACACTGGTGACAATGCACCTGACGACATTAAGGCCAAGATCAAAGAAGGTGGTGGTAAGTACTCTGTCACCCTGATCATGGACAAAGAGTCTGCTGCTAACCTTAAGGCTCAAGGCATCCCCCACAAGGCTATGTCAGCTAGTCTCTGGGGCACCACTGAGGACGGCCGTGTAACCTACAAGACCCACCGCTACAACTACAATGCCAAGCTCAATGAGGAGAATGGCCCCCCTCGTGTGTTCTACCAGGACGCAGATGGTAACTACCCTAACTGGGACTTTGAGGCTGATGGAGCCCTAGGCAACGGTACTAAGGCTCGTGTTCGATTGGACTTGTGGTCTAAGAACAACAAAGCCATTGTCACCCTGGATGCCCTGCGGGTTCTTGAGCTTGTTCCCTACGAGGGTGGTGGTGCTGGTAACCCTGATGAGGAGAATTTCTAATGGCTAAACGTCTGGTTATCACGGAGTATGACGATGAGTCACCTGTTCGTGAAGTGTCCGTAACATATGACCTGGGGGATGATCCCACGCTCTACTCTTATCTAGGTGCTATGTTCTCCTTCTTGACTCATATCGGATTTAGCTATATCGGCAACCTTATTGCTACATCTGAGGACGGTCTCAAGGAGTGGTCTGCGGACTATAGTGACCTCTTTGACTACGCGGATAGCTAATGGCATACGTCCTTATTGATGGAGACA